TGTTGAAGCGGAATTGGTTAGAGATTCAATTTTAGCAACAAACAGTCTAACTGATGTTAGCGACATTATGAGCAATTTATCTGGTACAGCAGATGAATTGCTTGCTGCGCTTAAAAATTTAAATGACATTAAATTTGGTTTAAATGCAATTGGATTAGGTTCAATTGATTTAAATCAAAAAATGATTAACGTAGCAGGTGGGTTAAGCGCGTTTAATTCTTCAATAAATGATTTTATTGGCTCAATACTATCGCCTGAAGATCAATTAAATATTAAAACCGCACGAGTAGCGTCAAGTTTAGAAAGTTTAGGTATAACAATGCCAGACTTAGGTGGCAACGCGCAAGATTCTTTAGATTACTATAAAAATTTATTACAACAAGCTGCGCAAGATACTACTGAAGCAGGTGATCGTGCGTTTGTTAAATTACTACAATTAGCTAATGACTTTGCATCAGTAGCAACAGAAACTGCAAAACTAGCCGCTGATGAGTTAAACAAAACGCTTGATGAGTTTAAGGCTAAACAATCAGAAATAGCGGCAACAATTAAAACAGAACAAGGCAACATTGTTAAATCAACTGATTTATTGATTTCTGTTTATAAAAAACTAGGTGAAATTGATTTACCATCAAAAGAAGAGGCGTTGCGCCTTGAGCGTGAAAAAGCAGCAAAAGGGTTAGACGCTGAATCTGCAAGCGTTACAACTGCCTTAAATAATTTAACTTATATCATCAACGTATTTAATGAAGCATCGGCTGGATTAAAATCAGCGTATCAAGCATTAACCGCTATGCGTGATAGATTTGTTAGCATTGGTGAATCTTTAAGTAGCTATCTTGGTGAATTAAACAATACATCGTCAGATTATGATAACGCTCGCACGTTATTTTTAAAAACGTCAGAACTTGCAAAAGGCGATAATGAGCAAGCGTTAAAAGACTTAGAAGGTGTATCTAAAGCGTTTTTATCGGCATCTAAAGCAAGAAGTGACGCTGAAATACAAGCCGCACAAGATTCAGTCAACACTGCAAAATCTGCGTTAACATCTACGCAAGACGCATTAAAACAAGCGCAAGAAGAACAAGCAGCGGCACAATTGCAAGCGTCAAAAGATGCGTTGTCAAATCAAAAGCAAGCATTAGCAGACCAAGTCAGCGCATTAAAAGAAAGCGTTAGCACAATTACTGCGTTTAAAGATAAATTATTGAGCGTCAGCAAATCGCTTGGAAGTTACTTAAAAGAGTTAACTAATGAATCACAAAATTATGATGCGGCAAAAGCAGAATTTTTAAGAATTGCTGCATTGGCAAAAGCAGGTGATGAGCAGGCATTGCAAGACTTAGAAAATACTGCAAAAGATTTTTTAAGCATTTCAAAAACTCAAATTGATGATTCAACAAAAATATTTAAAGATGCAATTGATACTTCAAAGGCAGGATTAAAAACGGCTTATGATGCTGTTGTTGCTTTGCGTGATAAGTTTAAATCCATTAGACAATCACTGGTGGATTATAAATTAGAAATTACTGGCGCAGGTACGCCACAGGGTTCGCCAGAATCAATTTATACATCCACTAAAAAAGCGTTTGAAGATGCTAGAGTTTTAGCAGCTGGTGGCAATGAACAAGCATTAACTGATTTGCCAAGCATTGCAAAATCATTTTTAGACGCGTCTTTGCAATATAACGCAACTGGCATGGATTATCAGGCAGATTATCAATCTGTTTTAGGCTCGCTAGATACTTCAATTGCAAAAGTAGACAGTCAGATTGATATTTTAAACAAGCAATTATCAGCCGCAGAATCAGCAGATAAAAGTTTGATTGATTTAAACGCAAGTGCGCTGTCAATTGATGAAGCAATCAAAGCCTATAAAACCGCATTAGAGTCAGAATCACAAGCGGCATCTATGCGTTATGAAGAAGATAAAGCATTAGTAATAGCCAACGCAACTGAAGTAAAAGCTAACGCTGATTTGCAGATCACAAACTCAACCAAACAGATTGAACAATTAAATGAGCAAATTACGCTAGCCAATACACAAATTGGGCAGATAGACGAACAACTGGCGTTGTTTGCTTCAGCAACAAAATCATTAGCTAGTATTGATGATTTAACCGCTAAAGTAAAAGAGGCGCAAGACACTTTAAATACTGCAATGACTGAACAGTCAAAAATTGACACAAAGCGTTATGAAACAGACAAAGAACTTGTTAAGAAAAATGTAGAAGATGCGCTTGCAAAAACTAATGAGCAAATTGACATAATGAACAAGCAGTTAACCGCTGCTGAAACAGCCAATGCTTCATTAATAGAAATAAAAAAATCAACAGATACGGTGTGGAATAAAACCTCAGAATTAGCTCAAGCTGTTCAATATTATATTGCTGCTGATTTAACAAAAAATGAATTTATAGCAGCTAATTCTAATTTATTAGAAAGCATCAAAACAAGCATTGCAGATAGCCAGTCAGCTATTATTAATGCAAACGCACAAGCAGTAGCAACAGCAGCAGCACAGGCAGCAGAAGTGCAAAGAGCAGCAGACGCAGCGGTTCAATTAGCAAATGCAAATGCTTCGCAAGCGTACTCAGATTTAATGGACGCAAGACAAGCAAACAGAGATGCTGAATTATTAGCGGCAAAATCAATCGTTACGTCAGTTAATCAAGAGTCTAGTTTAATGACAGTTACACCATACGCTAATGGTGGCATGGCAAGTGGGTTATCATTAGTTGGTGAACAAGGCGCAGAATTAATCAACTTCAATTCACCTGCTAACGTAACAAGCCATTCACAAACCGCTGGATTATTTGATTCAATTGGAAATGCTATTGACGATCAAAGCGTCTTATTGAAAGAGCAAATTATTGAATTGAAAGCATTGGTTAATTTACAATCCAATGCAAACGTGGCGTTGATTAATGAGATGCAAGGCATGAAAGAAGAATTAAACACCATATCACGCAAAGCTAAACTTGAGGCAGCAGCATGATTTATATTGTTGAAATAGTCGCGGCAATTGACGCAGCAGGCACGACAACCACGTTGCGTTATTCTTCACAGCCTTACACGACAAAACCGTCAGATACGCCTGCAAATACGTTTTATGATGATAGGATAACCAACCCGGCATCAATAAGCAGGTCACTATACAGCAGCGGCACAACAAGTGGTGCAAGCCGTGTAAATTATGGCGCGGTTGAATTAACAAATGTTGATGGTGGTTTAGATTACATTTTGCCTTATTCGTTTGACGGGCGTTCACTTGTCATTAAAATTGGTAACGCTGGTGACGCTTATTCTTCTTTTGTGACGATTCTAGCAGGCACAATGGAACAGGTAGAGTTTACATTCTCAAAAGTGACAATATTAGCGCGGGATAAATTAGCTATTGTTGATATGCCACTACAAACTAATTTATATGCTGGGAATAATTCACTGCCAAATGGCGTTGAAGGTGTTGACGATATTGCAAAAACACCTAAGCCATTATTATATGGACAAGTGTTTAATATTGCGCCAATCATGGTAAATAGTTCAAAATTAACTTATCAAATAAATGATGGTGCAATTGCGTCAGTAGGTGCAGTTTATGACAAAGGCGTTGCGTTAACATTTCATGCTGATGAAACTAATGTAGCTAATCTTGAAGCACATGACCCACCATCGGGAAAATATAGCACATGTTTAGCACTTGGCTATATTCGCGTTGGTTCACTGCCTGCTGGTTTATTAACGTGTGATGCAACACAAGGCGCAACATCAGCAAATAGAACAGTGGCGCAAGTTTTAAAAGCAATGGCATTAAAAGCAGGTGTTGCATCGGGTGATATTAGTGCAAGTGACGTAACGGCATTAGACACAGCAAACAACAGTGTTGTTGGGATTTGGATTAATAGCGAAGATGTAGCCATAGCCGCAATGGATAGAGTAGCGCAATCAATCGGTGCATATTTTGGCTTTGACGCTTTTGGGATATTGCGCATGGGATTATTTGCAGCACCTACGGGCAGTGCAACACTTGAAATTGATGTGAATAATATTATTTCAATTGAACATGGAAGAACAAGCGACACGGATAGAGGAATTCCAGCATGGCGAGTTAACTTAAGCTATCAAAAAAATTATAGTGTGCAAACAACAGATTTGGCTGGCGCGGTGACCGCAGCGCGTAAAAATATTTTAGCTATTGAATCATTGAAAAAATCGGCTGAAGATACAGCAATCAAAACACAATATACTCTTGCACAAACTATTGAAAAAGAAACGTGCTTGATTGACGCTACAGCAGCTCAAACTGAAGCAACTCGCTTATTAAATTTGTACAAAGTAAACCGTGATTTGTACACTGTAGATATTGCGCTTGATTTATCAGATACATTGCCAGATTTAAATGATGTTGTGAATATAACAATGAATCGCTTTGGTTTAAATTCTGGTAAACTATTTAAAATTATCGGCATTGAATCAGATTATTTAAAAAACCGCGCCACTCTAACGCTTTGGGGATAACATGAGCAACACAATTATTGGTTATCAAAACAGAATTGATGCAGCTACCTTTGCGGCTTATGGTTCGTGGTCAACGACACTTCCATTAACAAATATCAAAACACGCTCACTTTCACGAAAAGCACGTTCAACTAACGCTGCTAATTCTTCTACTAAATTACGTTTTTCTTTAGATTCAGCGCGTGTTATTGGCTCAGTTGCTATTGTTAATCACAATATGCAAAAAGACGCCACATGGCGTTATCGTGTTTATTCAGATAGTGGCTATTCAACACTGGTTTATGATAGTGGCACAATTAACGTCTGGCCGCTTATGCCGTTTGGCAGTTATGAATGGGAAGATGATAATTTTTGGGATTTGCAATTATCAGATGAAGAAATTGCATTATTTACAAAAACATTAACATACGTTCCAGATACAATTGCATCTGCGCAATATTATCAAGTTGAATTTTTTGACAGCACAAACACTGATGGCTATGTTGAATTAGGGCGTATTTTTGTGGGTTCAATTTATCAACCAACATTAAACATGAGTCTTGGCGCGTCAATTGGTGATGAAACAAATACCGTTGTTGATGTGGCTTTAAGTGGTGCGGAATTTTTTGATAGAAGAACATCGTACCGCGTGGCGCAATTTACTTTAGATCATTTGACATATAATGAATCAATTATAAATGGCGACATTATAAAGATAAGCGGAGTGGACGCAGAAGTGGTTTATATTTATGATGACAATACGGCACTAGACTTGCATAGACGCGCATTTCTTGGGCGTTTGCGCGCATTGTCGCCAATTTCTCAGCCATATAACACACGTTACCAAACAACATATGAAATTAAGGAATTACTATGAGTTCAGTTACATTTGACGTTGCGGTTGGAGGTGATGGCTCAACCGTTACCGATGACAACAATGCAACAACAGGTTTGCGTGATGGCGGTTGGAAAACGCGATTTGTGCCATGTTTTACACAGCAGGTTGCCGTTGCAAATTATGTTGTTAATACAGCATTAACGGTTTTAGGTGGTGCAACAACAAATTCAACAAGCACAACATCTTTAGCTATTGGCACAGGCTCAAAATCATTAACGCTTGTTGAATCTGGCAAAGCATATATTGTTGGGCAATATGTAGTTATTGCATCAACTGCATCACCATCAAACAATATGGTTGGGCAAATAACATCGTTCTCAGGAACATCATTGGTTGTAAATGTAACAACAATTAATGGCAGTGGAACAATATCGGCATGGTCTATCAGTGTTACGTCAGCAGGTTCATATTTATCATTAACTGGCGGCACGATGACTGGGGCAATTACGTTTGCTGCTGGTCAAACATTTACAGGAACATTACCGCTAACTGGCGGCACGATGACGGGGAATATTGAATTTAATAGCGGACAACCTTTAGGAACACCATCTAGCGGTACGCTGTCTTCTTGTACGGTTGATGGGACTGACGCAGTAGGGTTTAGAAATATCCCTGTTAATAGCCAAAGCACAGCTTACACCGCCGTTTTAGCGGATAGCGGTAAATGTATTTTCCACCCATCAACCGATGCTAACGCTCGGACGTTTACAATCCCTGCTAACAGCTCGGTAAATTATCCAATCGGCACAGCAATCTCTTTCGTTAATATGACAGCGCAAGTAGTCAGTATTGCTATCACAACAGACACGATGTATTTAGCGGGTACAGGCACGACAGGCACACGCTCTCTTGCGCAGTACGGCACAGCCACAGCACTTAAAATGACATCGACTACTTGGATTATTTCCGGTGCGGGGTTGACCTAATGAGCGGGATTCAACAAATGCTAACGGGCGGGACATATAAACCGGCAGGGCCAACTGTAATTGGTCAAGCGTTCGGTGGTGGGTTTTATGCTGGTAAGATTGCCGTAGGTGGTGGAGGTGTAGCAACGCACTATCTAATTGTTGCCCCTAAAGCGTCCGGAGAGAACTCAGGTAGAACATGGGGTGTTAACGGTACAACAACGGGAATAACGTCTGTAATTGATGGACCAACAAACTCTGCGTCATTAGCTGCGCTCGGCGCATCATATCAAGCTGCCGTATTTGCTGAGGGACTCACAATAGGGGGTTATAGCGATTGGTATCTACCTGCCAAAAACGAGCTAGAAGTGCTGTATTATTTCTTAAAACCGACTACTGACGCTAACGAAATTGGTTCGGGTTCAAATGCTAATGCGGTATCACCAGAGCCTATTAGCACAAACTACACAAGTGGTTCACCAGCTCAAACAAGCGCGGGTATTGGCTTTAGAGCTGGTGAAACGAACGCGTTTGCCTCTGGATACTATTGGTCTTCTACTGAGGACGGTGTTTACTACGCATGGATACAGCGCTTAGTTAATGGACTTCAGCTCAACGACGGTAAGGGCTATAGTGGCTACGTCAGAGCTGTTCGGAGAATACCCGTATAACAACAGGAAATAATTATGTACATACAACTAACAAACATTGACGCAGACACAGGTATTCTTTGCACGCAAGCACCAATGCGAACTGGACCTGCAATTCCAAACGTAAAGGGATTTGAGTTTATCTTTCAAAATGAATCGGATTTTCCGATTGCATCAAACCCAGACGGCTCACTCACTAAGCCACCATTAATCTGGGGAACGTGTGACGATGATGCAGATACAGCACTTGTGGGTGTTATCAAAACACTAACTCAAGCTGAATTTGAATCTAAAAAACTACAAGAATTTAATCTTAGAAAGCCTTACCCATCATGGGTAGGTGATATTGACACCATGTCATGGCAACCGCCTGTGCCTTATCCGCAAGACGATAAAATCTATTACTGGGACGAACCAACTGTGTCTTGGAAAGAATTTACACCAGTGGTTGAGTTGCCATGAAAACTGCTGAACTAGGTTACTTTGGCAGTATCTGGGTTAAACAAAACGTTTTAGAGCTTGCCGGTGAAACACACGGTGGACATGAGCACAAGTTTGACCATGTAACGCTGCTTGTGTCGGGTAAAGTATCTGTTGAAATTGAAGGTCACGAGCCTAAAGAATTTACAGCACCAACGTTTATCGTTATCCGAAAAGAACACCAACACAAGATTACAGCAGTTGAGGATGGTACGGTTTATTACTGTGTCTATGCTTTGCGTAATATGGACGGTGAAGTGATTGAAGATATTTACGGTGAACAACACGACCCAGAATCAGCCAGTGCTAGAAACGAAGGGTACTGGGAAAACATTAACAAAATAGATAAATAAGGATATTGCCATGCCTGACGAAGCCTGCCGCCTTGCTAAAGTAGAGCAACGAATTGAAAACCTTGAAGAAATATTTGAAGATAGGGGTAAAAAACTCGATGCCATAATTGCTACTCTTGAAGAAATGAAGAACGACCAGACTCGTTACAAGGGGTTTCTAGGTGGAATTGTTTTCACAGTGGGTGCAGTATTTTCGTTCCTATCTTGGTGGCTAGGTAGCCGGTAATGGAATTTTTACAGTTTGCAACGGACGTAGGTTTCCCCATTGCCGCTGCTTGCGTAGGAATGTATTTTGTATTTCTCACTATTAAATTTCTACTTGATAGTGTGCTTGAAAAGATCAAAAGCCTTATTGGTATTATCAAGCAACTCGATAGGCGTGTTACCGCTATGTCAGAGGATATTGTAAAAATAGATGTACTCATGACAGAAACACTTGATATGCCAATTGAAAAAGAGAAGGTGGCGCGTTTTAATAATCCACAAGAGAAAAGAGCAGACTAATGGATATTGACGCATTGGCTAAATATATCAACCAGTATGGATTCCCTATTATTGCATCGGGAAGCATGGGTTATATTGTCTATTTCGTTTGGCTTTGGGCAACATCGATTGTTAAACCAATCCTTACTGAAACCACAGACGCGCTAATTGAGCTAATAGACCAAATACGCCTGCTGGATAACGACATGATACGGCTTACACAAAAATTAATTACGGTACTTTCTATGAGATCGAGAAAATGAAAACAGGCGAACGCGGTTTAAAATTAATTAAAGAATTTGAAGGTTGCAAGCTCAAAGCGTACCAATGCCCAGCTGGTGTTTGGACTATTGGCATTGGATCAACACATTATGGTGATGGCACACCAGTTACTAAAAATAGAACGCTACCTAATGAAGGCGCAGCAATGGCATTATTAGCCGCAACAATTGGGCAATACGAAAAAGCGGTTAATGCAACAGGCGTTGAATTAACACAAAATGAATATGATGCACTTGTTTGCTTATGCTACAACA